CCAGGATCCCAACCGTCCAGGTAGCCTTGCGGCAACCTGGACCGACGGACACGTACTCTAGGCACTTTCGTGCTTCGTGGTACGTAGAATAATCCGTCGCCGACCGAGGAGGATCCGCCTTTTGAAGGGCAGAAATATCCACCGCACGCCAAAGGCATAGCAAAGTGTATTCCTTCTTTTGAAAGGGGCACAATGATACGCTCAAGCGTGAGGTAGGTATATCTCCTCGGACACCCGGCAGTAAGAACCCCTTGATCGGGATTCAACCACTCGGGTACGAGGTGGGGCTTGCCGTCTATAAACGACCTTAAGAGTGAGAGTGTCTGGTGTACGCGGGTTTTATGCCGCACAGACCAGTCCATCACTTGGTTGATTACTACATAGACGTCGGCCTCGCTGACGAGTGTCTTCACATAGAAAGGAGTAATATCTACCCCGTTTAGGAAGTCACCACCGCAAGACTCGCGAAAGCTACCTTCACTGAAGGACTTATCGTGATTTACGACTAATCCCGCCTTTGTCAAGACCTCTACGAAACCTTTATACTCGTGCGAAGGGATAATGATATCATCCCCGAACACGCAAGTGTTGGTCCAGTCTATGTATAGATTAGGACCGCCACGCGTACATCGGAAACCGTAGATGAGCGAAACAATAACGAGCGTCATTAAGGGAAAAGTAAAACCATTCCCCATGGTGCTGATCATGTTAAGCTCAACTTGTATGCCAACGTTCCCAGCTTTACCATCGCCAGGAACTGTAATTGTGGGTGACCTGAGCTTCATTAACAGGTCAAACCACACACTCGGCATAAGGGCACGCACAAGATCGATACTTATCATATCGCTAGCGGATTTCAAATCTAGAGTAGCAACATCTCCAGATATGGAACCGCGTTTGGCCATAGCAATGTTCTTTTGCTGTTGGTTGCGAATGTCTAAGCCGATATGCCGTAGAGCTCCTTCAAGATACATGCCTGCAGCAAGCTGCAGACACATATTCCCAGAGGGTTCTATTGCAATTGTGCGCTCAGTGTCCTCGTTTTTGGGCACTGTTGTTAGTCGCGAACCCTCAACCTGCCTGGTACCCGAAACTCCATTGTGACCATCTTTGGCCACGAAGTAAGGGTTTAACCTACGCAGTTTAAGCACCAAGGGTTCACACAGAGCGGTACAAGTCATTTCCTGAAAGATCTTATCGACGGTATGTGTTCCCTTGATGCCATTACTGGCACCGGGACCAAAACGCCAATTTGAGTACAGGAATGACATCTCGAGTGGCTGCTGGATGGCCAACTCATCAAAGGAAGTAGTGTAACGCTCTAAAACAGTAGTAATGAAATAACGAGCGTTGTCTATAATCCTTCGATCGAGAACTTGAGAGGGTGGAGAGATTTCTTCAATCTCCTTCACTCTTTTATTAATCGCCAGAAAATCGGCAATTGCAAGTCCTCGAAGATCTTCTCTAAGGAAGCGTGCTCTTTTACGAGCACGTTGTACCTGACGCGAGATAGCAGGATTCTGCGGTCCTTTGTCAAGAAGCTCTTCTAACAGTGTGTTGAAAAACGCCGTAAGGCGAATCTCACCACTTTGAACGTTACTTTTACTCACAGGATAACTCCCGATGATTATAACGGTTTAACCAAGAAGCAACTCAGGACATACTCTCGTATGCCCAAAGGCTAATCGTGCTTGCGCACGAAGCTACTTAGCCTTCTTCGGGGTCGATACGGGTTCTCCCATCGTTTCCGATGGGACTACCGTAACGGGCACCGGTTGAGTTGCCGCGGCATTCACACGAATCTGGGCAACTGCCAGAGCGAGTGTATCCGTAAGAACGGCGGGCGTATTCGCGATAATGATTAACGCGACAGCGACCGCAATCCCGGCAGATGACACACGAGCCCAGGTCAAAGAACACCTGTCAACACTGTGACCGAAATACCGCTCGCTTGTTCCCAACCAATTCCAAAGTGGCAACTGATCATGGCGCGAATTTCTTCCGGTTCATAAGTGTCAACACCGGCAGGAACCTCGATAGTCGTGGTGATTTTAGGCACCATTATACTTTGGTTGAGAGCCGGGGCAGCCCCCTTACGTGTAATAAACTTATACACGTTAAGAGGGACGTTCTTGATTACGCCCGTTACAGGGTTTGCCTGCGGTAACGTTCTCAAGATCGGAGGCCGGAAGAACGACGTTGTGAACGGCTTTGAAAC